TATTACAGCTTCTTCTAGCACACGAATTACTCTTATCGCTGATCCACTCAGTGCTTTGATTGTTCAGGCTGCTACAACTACAGGCGCAACAATGGGTGTCACAGTAGTAGACATGGCTGCTTCTCACTTCGGTTGGATGGCAGTATCAGGTCCACAGACTGTACTTACTTCAGGTACACTTGTTGTAGGTAACCATGCTGTACCTTTGGGTGCTTCTGGTGCTGTTGGTCCTGCTGCAGGGGATGTTATTCAGGTAATTGGTACAGTTATGATTGTTAACGTAACTACTGACTACTCACTGATTAACCTTTATGGCATTGTCTAATGATGTATCAAACTAACTTACAAGGAGCGAGTACTGCTTTAAGTTGGGGTGTACAGACTGTATTGACTGTTAGTACCACTACGTTACACGTTGACGTTAGTGATACTAACATGATTTATCTGCATACAACTTTGCCAATCTATATTAGTTTTACTGCGGCAGAGGCAGATATTGTAACAGCGAATGATTTAATTCTTGAAGTCCCTCGACTGCTTACACCGTCTGATGATTCTGTAGTATATGTTCCTACAACGTATACTCTTGTCGTACCTAATGCGGTAGACCCTACAGAAACAAAAGCACTAAACCCTACTGCATCAGTAATAAAGATGAATCTCTTAAGGGGGATATCTTCTAATGCTACAGTGAGAGTAATTCTCGCATAAAAAAGTAACCTCGTTGTGTAATAAATGCATAACGGGGTTGCACTATTATCTGTTTTAATTTAGACTAAAATGTGTAAAACTATCTCCAGCACAACAACAAGGAGACAGTGCATGTTTAGAAAATTAATCAAAATAATTCAAATCAGCCAAGAAAAAAGAGTAGCTCATTGGCAGCTACGAAATATGTCAGACAATCAGTTAAAAGATATAGGAGTTACACGTGGTGAAATCGAAGGCAAAATCTACCGTCAATGCGGCAGGTAATTATACTAAGCCTAGTATGCGTAAGTCTCTTGTAGCTTCTGTAAAGGCTGGCTCTTCAGGTGGTAAACCTGGGCAGTGGTCTGCACGTAAGGCTCAAATGGTTGCAAAACAATATAAAGCAAAGGGTGGTGGTTACAAATGAGAAAATATTTAAAAAGACTTTGGTGCGCTTTAATAAATAAGAAGTGTAATAAAGAGTGTAAATGCTGTTAACATGGCTTTAGCTAAATCCCAAAAGAGCTTAAAATCATGGTCCAAACAAAAGTGGCGTACAAAGAGTGGCAAGCCCAGTGCTAAAACTGGTGAGCGTTATCTACCTGCTAAGGCTATCAAGTCTCTTACTCCTGCTGAGTACGCCACTACAACCAGAGCTAAGCGATCAGGCACTAAGGCAGGTAAGCAGCATGTGGCTCAACCTAAAAAAATTGCAAAAAAGACAAGACCCTACAGGAAAGTAACATAATGACTCGTAATCTTACGGAAAAACAACAGAAATTTTTAGATGTGTTGTTTGAAGAAGCACAGGGTAATCCAGTAAAAGCACTTAAGATTGCTGAATATGCTCATGGTGTATCTTCTACAACTGTTTTAAATGCTTTGCAAGACGAAGTTGCAGAGTTAACTAAGAAGTTTATCTCTACCCGTGGGCCACAAGCAGCTTGGTCTTTAATGGAAGTACTAAACAATCCTACAGACTTAGGTAACAAAGAGAAAATGGCAGCAGCTAAAGATCTTCTTGACAGGGCTGGTTTTGTTAAGACTGAAAAAGTTGAAGTAAAAACTGAAAGCCCTTTATTTATCTTACCTCCAAAAGCAAATGAAGATTAGAAAAGAATGGACACTTCCAGCTCCTGATAAAATAGATAACGGTTATATTTGGACCCCTGTAGTAAGAATAGGAAGACATGTACCGTTTGGATACGAGCAAGACCCAGAAGATGATGATGTACTCTTACCGATTGAAGATGAGTTAGAACTATACGAACAAGCTAAAAAGTACCTTAAACAGTACAGTTACCGTGATGTAGCTAATTGGCTCAGTACTCAATCAGATAGATATATTTCACACGTGGGCTTATATAAAAGAGTTAAACTTGACCAAAAGCGTAAGAGAGAAGCTTCAAACCAACGCTACCTTGCCCAGCGTTACAAAGAAGCCCTTGAAAAAGCAGAAAAAATCGAAGCTAGAATCAAGTAATGTAGTAAGGAAAGTACCAGCAGTATCTAAACCTGCTCCTGTTGATATAGAGGTTGCACAAAAAGTAATTAGAGATGTTATCTTTGAGCCTAATCCTGGACCACAGACAGCTTTCCTAGCCTCTACAGAACAAGAAGTATTATATGGTGGCAGTGCAGGAGGTGGTAAGAGCTATAGTTTAGTTGCTGATCCTGTTAGATATTTAAATAACCCTGATGCAAGTATGCTACTTGTTAGACGTAGTACAGAAGAACTAAGAGAACTTATCTCAGTTTCCAAACAGCTTTATCCTAAAGCTATTCCTGGAATTAAGTTTATGGAAAGAGATAAGACTTGGGTAGCTCCATCAGGTGCAACTCTCTGGATGTCATACCTTGACCGTGATGATGATGTTATGAGATACCAGGGACAGGCTTTTAATTGGATAGGCTTTGACGAGCTAACTCAATGGCCTACACCATACCCCTGGAACTACATGAGGTCTCGCTTACGTTCTAACAAAGATAGTGGGCTACCCCTCTACATGAGAGCCACAAGTAACCCTGGGGGGCCAGGTCACCAATGGGTTAAGAAAACTTTTATTGATCCTGCTGAACACAACAAGTCCTACTGGGCTACAGATATAGATAGTGGAGAAGAGTTAAGTTGGCCTAAAGGTCATAGCCGAGAAGGTGAACCACTCTTTAAACGTAAATTTATACCTGCAACACTTTTTGATAATCCTTACCTTTCTGACGATGGTATGTATGAAGCTAATCTTTTATCTCTGCCTGAGCACCAACGTAGACAACTACTGGAGGGAGACTGGGATATTAATGAGGGAGCAGCCTTCCCTGAGTTTAACCGTAAAATTCATGTTGTAGAGCCATTCGATATTCCTTCAAGCTGGGCTAAGTTTAGAGCATGTGACTATGGATACGGCTCTCACACAGGAGTAGTATGGTTTGCAATATCCCCTTCAGAGCAGTTAGTTATTTACAGAGAGATGTATGTAACTAAGGTAACTGCAACAGACTTAGCAGATATGATCTTAGAAGTAGAAGAGGGAGAGAAGATAAGGTATGGAGTTCTTGACTCATCTTTATGGCATAACCGTGGAGATACTGGACCAAGCCTTGCAGAACAAATGATTATGAAAGGTTGCCGTTGGAGGCCTTCTGACAGATCAAGAGGTTCCCGTATAGCAGGTAAGAACGAATTACACAGAAGGCTTCAAGTAGACGAGTTTACAGAAGAACCAAGGCTAGTATTTTTTAGTAGTTGTATTAACACTGTATCTCAAATACCTTCCATACCTTTAGATAAAAACAATCCAGAAGATGTAGATACACACGCAGAAGATCACTTGTACGATGCACTACGCTATGGTATAATGACTAGACCACGCAGCAGCCTATTTGATTTTGACCCTAACAACCACGGTTCAGGGTTTCAGATGTCAGATTCGACATTCGGATATTAAGGATATATTATGAAAGAAGACTTTGAAGACATGATCATGGACATGGAGGAAACTTCTGCCATTGATGATGTAGCAAAAGAAGAGTACTCTGATCCGAAAGCAGGACAAATTGTAAGTTTTGTAAAAGAAAGATACTCTAAGGCTGAGACTTCCAGACGTATGGATGAAGAACGCTGGGTACAAGCTTATAGAAACTATCGTGGCTTATACGGTCCAGATGTTCAATTTACTTCTACAGAAAAATCTAAGATATTTGTTAAGGTAACTAAGACTAAGGTACTAGCTGCTTATGGTCAGATTGCTGAAGTACTCTTTGGTGGCAACAAGTTTCCTATTACTATTGATCCTACAGTTCTACCAGACAATGTAGAAGAGACAGTTAACTTTGAGACTAATCCACAAGCACAAAAAGCTCAAGAAGAAGTGGGTGAGCTACTTCCTGGTGAAACATACCAAGATTTTAAAGAACGCCTTAGTGGTCTAAAAGCACCACTAGAACCAGTTATAGATAAGCTACAGGCTGGTCCAGCTAAGACACCTACCTCTCCTCAATTCCACCCTGCTGATGTTGCAGCAAAGAAAATGGAAAAGAAGATACATGACCAACTAGAAGAGTCTCACGCTAAGAAGCATTTACGTGCTGCTGCATTTGAGACTGCTTTGTTTGGTACAGGTATTATGAAAGGTCCATTTGCTGTAGATAAAGAATACCCTAACTGGGATGAAGAAGGTAATTACACCCCTGTCTTTAAAACAATACCACAAACGACTAGTGTATCTATCTGGAACTTCTATCCTGACCCTGATGCATCTACGATGGAAGAAGCTGAGTATATTATTGAGCGTCACAAGATGTCACGTTCACAGCTACGTGGATTAAAGAACCGTCCTTATTTTCGTGAGAATGCAATTAACAATGCATTAGGCTTAGGTGAGTCCTACCAGAAAGAATGGTGGGAACACATTATGGAGGATGACTCAGAAGAGTACAGCGTAGAACGCTTTGAGGTACTTGAGTTCTGGGGTTTTGTTGACACAGAGATGTTAGAGCAACAAGACATAGATATTCCAAAAGAAATAAAAGATGCTGAACAAGTTAGTGTTAATGCTTGGATTTGTAATGGTCAAGTATTACGTCTTGTAATGAATCCGTTTACCCCTGCATACATTCCATACTTTGCTTCTCCTTTCGAGATGAACCCTTACAGCATCTTTGGTGTAGGGATTGCAGAGAATATGGATGATACCCAAACACTAATGAATGGGTTTATGCGTATGGCTGTAGATAATGCTGCACTGTCAGGTAACTTGTTGATTGAGATTGATGAGACTAACTTAGTTCCAGGACAAGACCTGTCTGTGTACCCTGGTAAAGTCTTCCGTAGGCAAGGGGGTGCACCTGGACAAGCTATCTTTGGCACTAAGTTCCCTAACGTAAGTAATGAGAACATGCAGATGTTTGACAAGGCAAGGGTACTCTCAGATGAGTCTACTGGGTTCCCATCCTTTGCTCACGGTCAGACAGGTGTATCTGGTGTAGGACGTACTGCCTCTGGTATCTCTATGCTTATGTCTGCTGCTAATGGTTCTATACGTAATGTAGTTAAGAATATTGATGACTACTTACTAGCTCCACTAGGCAAAGCTTTCTTTAACTTTAATATGCAGTTTAACTTTGATGCAGATATTAAAGGTGACTTAGAAGTTAAAGCTCGTGGTACAGAAAGCTTAATGGCTAATGAAGTACGTAGCCAACGTCTAATGCAGTTCCTACAAGTTGTACAGAACCCTGCTCTAGCTCCCTTTGCTAGGATGGATTACATTGTACGTGAGATTGCTAAGTCTATGGACCTTGACCCAGATAAGGTTGGAAACAATATGGCACAGGCTGCAGTACAAGCAGAGATACTTAAAAAGTTCCAAGAAGCTAATCCTCCAGAGCCACAACCAGGTGTTCCTGGTCCACCACCCACACAGGGCGCTCCTGCGGGTGCTCAGGTGCAGGATACGTCTGGCGCTGGGGGTGGTACTATAGGAACTGGAACAGCCCCTACACCAGGAGAACAGGGCTTCTCAGGTAACACTGGGCCACAGGGGTAATGAAACTGGTGGTAAACAATAATCTTAAGCCTTTTGTAAATAATCCAGATTTGTATATTCCATTCTTGGCAGAGATAGATGAACGAATAATGTTTGCTCAGATTGCATTAGAACAGACTAGAGAACCTGATGAGATGTTTAGGTTACAAGGTGTAGTACGTACTTTACGTGATCTAGGAAGATTGAGAGAAAAAATTAATGGCTAGTCAGACAGAAAAAGCTTTTGGTTTAAAAGAAAGGGTAAAGTCTTTTCTTAACTATGACCTAAACCAAGATGCCCCTGGTAATACACCAATATTTGACCGTCCAGAGCCTATAGAAAACCCAACTGCTGGACAAGCAATTACACAAGCAATTAATACTGTTCCCTCTATGGTTAAAAGTGGAGTTGAAGGTGTTGCTGAACTGGGTAAAAAAGTTTATGAAGACCCTAATATTTTAGTTGATGCTGCTATAGCCGCTAAAAATATTGTTTACAACCCAAAGGATGTACCTTTTCTTGCAGCTATAAGATCTAGATTACTGAGATTAACAGGTAATTTTGACCACGTTTTTGAGACTAATCCTGAAACAGGTGAGATTGAAAACAAAGTTGATGTAATTGAAAAACCCTTAGATGATTTCTTTGCATCAAAAAAAGAACAGTATGGTGAAAACTGGAGGGAAACATTAGCCAATAATCCTGAAGCATTTTTAGGAGATGCAGCTAATCTTTATGGTTTAAGTGCTGTAGGTACAAATGCAATAAGGAATTTAATTCCAGATAAAGAAACTGTTTTAAGATTAACTACCCCAGAACCAGAACTTGTACCAGTTACGGCAAATGCAGGTAGTACTCCTGGTTCTCTTGCAGAGCAAACAGAAAGCCTTATGCCTACCGTAAGAAAGACTATGGCAGGTCCAGGTGCTGTAGATTACCAAGGCCGTGCATTAGAAAAAGCTGAACAGATGCGTAGAGAAGGTGCTAGTGCAGAAGAAATATTTGATAAAACTGGTAGGGTTGCTACCATGCGTGGGGGTAAAAAAGGTTACGGTTTTGGCGATCAATTAAAATTTGAAATTAATGACGCTGGAATACTAATAGATGATTCTACACCTAAAATGATTATGAAATTTAATGGTGGTCCAAGTGCTAGTCCTTATTTTATACATGGTGAGGCTTTGAGTTTAAACAGTCTAATACCAAATCATAAAGAATTATTTACTCAATACCCTCAAGTAAGAAATATAAAAGTTAGATTTCTTGATAAAGCGCAAAAAGCACCTGATGGAATTAAACCATTAAGTGCTGGTGCAGAAGCTCATTATGATCCTAAAAATAATGAAATTGTACTTCAAGCAAAAATTTTAAATGATTTTAATTCCCCTAAAAATAGAGATACATTTTTTCATGAACTACAACACGCATTACAAGCAGAAGATGCTTTAAGAATATCTAAGGGGTGGATTAGTGGTGGAGCGGAAACATCTATTAAGTCTCTTAGTAACCCACTAAATAGTTTTACTAAATTTCACATTCAAAATCTTTCATCCGATAAAAAAATGCTTAAGATTAGAGAAGAACTTAGACAACTAGGTATAAAATTTAGTAGAGATAAAAGTGAAAAACTTGCCAATGAATTAGCTTATAAATGGTCTGAATTTAAAAATAAATCTTATGAAATTTATTTGCGTACTGGTAAAGAAGTTGAAGCAAGCACTGTTGGGCGTAGGTCAGAATTAGACGATCAGTTGCGTAAGGGAATAGGAAGAGAATCAAGAAATTCTCTTGTTAAAGATTTAAAAAGACAAGAAAAATTACTTACTGAAAAAAGTTATTTTTCTAATAAACCTGAAAATTATATTAAAAAAGTTATGAAACGTCTGGGGCCACCTGAAAAATTATCTTCTGCACTTAAAGGTCAATATTTAAATGAAGCTGTAGAATTTATAACTGAGTATCAAGGTAAAAAAACAGAATTTGAATCTTATTCAGATGACCAAATAAAAAAAATACGTGATCAAATAGCTGCAGAAGGATTCGCCAAAGGAGGCTCAACAATGAACAAACAAACAGAAATGGCTTTTATGCAACAAGGTGGTTTAAAAGACGATGGTATGAATAAAGACCCTGTAAGTGGTAACTCAGTACCTAATGGATCAATGGCTAATGAAGTACGGGATGATATACCTGCTCAGTTATCTGAAGGTGAATATGTAGTTCCTGCTGATGTCGTTAGGTACTACGGAGTAAAACATTTTGAAGATATACGAAATAAAGCAAAAAGCGGCTTGCAAAGCATGGAAGCTAATGGTAGAATAGGTGGTGAACCCGTTCCTGTTGGTGGACCTAAGGCTGGTATGCAGCAGCAGCAACCCCCTACTCCTTATAACACTGTTCCAACCCAACCACAGCAACAAATGGCAGGTGGTCTTAACCAAGGTGAGATGAATGAAATACAGTCTATGATGATGGCTGTAGGTGGTTTTGTAGAAGAACCTAATAATATGCAGCAAGGTAGTAATGACCCTTATCAACAACAACAGACTATGTATCAACAGCCTATGGCTATGGGTGCTTTTAATGGTACTGATGTATCAGGTTTTGGTTTTACACCTGCTGAAGCTGCTGTTAGTACACCTAATCCAAAAGCTGGAGATGGTTCTTTTAGTACAAAACCCACCACTGCAATAGTAGATAAAACTGTTACACAAACTTCGGTTACTCTTTATAGCCCTGATGGTCTTATAGTTAAAATTCTTAATTTACCTGAGCAGGAAATGGAGTATAATAATTTAATAGCCCAAGGTTACGTAACTACAAAGCCAACTGTTGCACAAAAATCAAGTGGCGGTAGTCGTAGTGGTGGCAGTGGTGGTACTCCAGGTGGTGGTAGTCCTGCTGTAGATAAAGACTACGGTAAAAACGTAGACTGGTCTAAACCTGATGAGTATGCCAATAAAATTTATAATGGCCTTGATAATATGGAAGGCGCAGCAAAAACTGTTGCAGGGGGAGCTGTTGCATTAGGCGCACCTGGATTAGGTATTGTTCTTGGTATTGGTGCTAAGTTTAAAATAGGCGAAGGAATATCTGAATTATCTGTAGCAGCAATCTTAGCAAAAGCTCAGGGATTACCTACTAAGGGTATTGAAGAAAAAATAGACAATCTTGTTAAAAGAGGAGGTGGACTTTTACAGCTTGGTAGTTATTTAGGTTTAATGAGTGGACAAAAAGAAGCTACAGTTGTTTTAAATAGAGATGGTTATCAATATAATAAAGATGAAAATGGACAACCAAATTTTGATGATTTATTTACTCGTGAACAAATGAAATATAATTCAAACTTAGGTAGTACACCTGCACCTGCAGCACCTGCAGTAGTTGAACAACCTAGTGCTAATAATAGACCTAGTTTTGCTCAAAGATTACGTGAAGAACAACAAAGAGAAGAATCTAAAAAAGTAACTGCGGCTCAATCTGCAGCAGCTACTGAAGGAGTAGCTACAGCCCCAGGAAGAACAGATACTTCTGGTAAAGTAGCGGGAGATTCAGGTTACGTAAGTGCTCTTAGGCAAAGACAAATTGATGCAGGAAAAACTCAAGCAAACAAAGGTGGTTTAATGACCTCCAAAAAGAAGAAGAAGAAGACTAAAGGCAAATAAGGCTACTCAGCTACGGCTGACCCCAACATAAGGAAATAAAATGCCAGAACTAGCAGAAGTAAAACCAACGAAGACAGTAGGATTTGTAGATAGAGGTTATAACTACGAACTTAAACGCAAACGTATAGAAGAAGAAGAAGAGGAGATTAAACGCCTTGAAGCTGAACAAGCTGGAGAAACAGAGTCAGAAGAGCAGCAAGAAGAAGCCACTGAAGAAACAGAGGCCAATTCAGAAAATGAAGAAAAAGCGTTATCTGGAGAAGAAAAATCATTTAAAAAACGATATGGTGATTTAAGACGACACACACAGAAAAAAGAAAAAGAGTGGGAAGATAAACTAGAAGCTCTTAAAAACAAATCTACCAGAGAAGGTATTGCACCACCTAAGTCAGATGAAGACATAGAGGAATGGGCAAAAGAACATCCAGACGTAGCAGGTATTGTAGAAACTATTGCAGCTAAAAAAGCTCAAGAGATGTTTGCTAAAGCAGATATACGTCTACAAGAACTAGATGATGCACAGGTAGAAGTTACACGAGCTAAAGCTGAAAGTAAAATTAAAGAGTCTCACGCAGACTTTGATGAGCTACGAGAAGCAGATGAGTTTCATAGTTGGGTAGACGAACAGCCTAAATGGATTCGAGATGCACTGTATGAAAACTCAGATGATCCAGCTTCTGTAGTACGTGTCATTGATTTGTATAAGATTGATAATGGTCTTACAAGCAATGATAAGAAAACAAAAAGAAAAGCAGCAGCTTCTACTGTTACTAAACGTAGTAAAACACAAGTAGATGTAGAAGATGCTAATAATTCAATTCTTGAGTCACAGGTAGCTAAAATGACCGCTCAAGAGTTTGAAGAGAGATCAGAAGAAATTAACAAAGCAATACGCTCTGGTAAATTTGTTTATGATATGTCTGGTAAAGCCAGATAACTGTTGACAAATAATAAAACAACAGTATAACTAGGGTTACAAGTGTGAAAGCCTCGCAAGACTACCTTTTACACACCCTAAACTTCCAAAAGTCTAAACTAATAAGAACTACCTGTTAAAGTACAGGCCCATTTGTTTGTCATATTTGATTGATCATTGAATAGATAAACATCTGCACCCTAGAAAAAATACAGCCTCTTTTAGGTGTTAGCTTTTTCACAAAGCCAAATATCAGGAGGATTCACTATGGCTTTTTCATCCGCATCGGGATATGGTAATTTACCAAACGGTAATTTTAGCCCCGTAATTTATTCCAAAAAAGTACAACTTGCTTTCCGTAAGAGTACTGTAGTAGGAGACATAACGAATAGCGATTATTTTGGGGAGATTGCCGCACAAGGTGATACAGTCCAAATTATCAAAGAACCTGAGATTTCTGTTCAGGCTTACACTCGTGGCACACAAGTCACAGCGCAAGACCTTGACGATGAAGATTTCTCCTTAACCATTGATAAAGCTAACTATTTTGCTTTTAAGATGGATGACATTGAAGAAGCTCACTCACATGTGAATTTCATGCAGCTTGCAACAGACCGTGCTGCTTATCGTTTGTCAGATCAATATGACCAAGACGTACTTGGCTACCTTTCAGGTTTCAAGCAATCTGCTCAACATGCACAGGCTGATACTGTCAACACTACCACAAATGGTACTGCTGCTGTAACAACTGCTGGTTCAGACGAATTGCTTTCAAGCATGAAGTTAGACAAGGGTGACTTTGGTAACATCACAACTACTTCTGCAGGGGCGCATTCTATTCCCTTGACAGCTCGTATGCCTGGTGCTACGTCACTTCCAACAGCTACGGCTTCACCAGCAATGGTTGTTGCACGTATGGCTCGCCTCCTTGATCAACAGCAAGTTGATACACAAGGTCGTTGGCTGGTTGTCGATCCAGTATTTATGGAAATCTTGCGTGATGAAGATTCACGTTTCATGAATGCCGATTTCGGTGAAGCAGGTGGACTTCGTAATGGTCTTGTCATCAACAATTTCCACGGTTTCCGTATGTACACATCTAGTAATCTACCAGCGGTAGGTACTGGTCCAGGTACATCAGGTACGGCTAACCAAAATGCTAACTTTGGCATGATTGTTGCTGGTCATGATTCTGCTGTAGCAACTGCTGAGCAAATCAATAAGACTGAATCATACCGAGACCCTGACAGCTTTGCTGACATTGTTCGTGGTATGCATCTATATGGCAGGAAGATACTTCGCCCAGAAGCTATTGCAACTGCTAAATATAACGCAGCTTAGGGAGGTATTTAGATATGGCTACTATTACAATGAGTACAAACTCTGACTCCACCTCCAACAATGGTGGAACAGGGAATAAAAAACTTCGTGGTGCAATCACTGTTTTGCAAAACGATATTGATATGGCAGATGCAATACTGCAGAATGGTGGCACTGCTCTAGCAGCCGGTGACATTATTCAAGCAGTTGCTGTTCCAACTAATACTATGATCCTCCATGCGGGTATCAAAGTTATTAGCGCAATGGAGGGTACAACTACTGACTCTGGATTGCTTTTGGGTATCACAGGAACTGATGTAGATCTTTTCTCTGCAGCATTTGACTATGATGGTGCATCTGTTGGTGATCATACTACTGCTGTTCTTTCTAGCGGAAGTGCTGATAATCTACCAGCATTTACTGCAGCAGCAGATACTATTGATGTAGAAATTGATGCATCTAGTGGAACTATTACTGGTGGTGTTATTCGTGTGTATGCAATTTGCATTCTTATGGATGATATTACGCAGTCAAGTTCTGCTGCTGAAGTAGATCGTGAT